CCTTTAAAAAAAAAAAGATTAAAATGTATAGTGGCGGCTCCGCCGCCCCCCCCCCGTTTTTTTAGACTCTTAAACATAAAAAAAACATTCACGTCGAGACCGACGATAAGACGAAGTGCGGAAGGAGACGACGACTTTGGAGGAGCGACTGAGCAGGTTCGGCTTTGATGTCGGTTGATGACGTGTTAGTAAGTTTTTTCGTTTTTTCGTTTAAAAATAACTTATCTAACACTCATCAACCGCTACAAATACGGAGGATGTCATCCGTTAGGATGACATCATTCATTTAACTCAATTCTTTGATGTCCCATCTATCCATCGATAATACGGATGTATCAGGGTAAAAATTTGCAAATATAAATATATGTGGAGGGTTAAAAGCTTTAGCTCCAGTTTCGTATTTGGTATTACATATCAATCCATTTTTAATACTTTCAACAGCGTTATATGAAATGTGGTCGTTGCTCCTTGGTATATCCCACATAACACACTTACATTTATTCATATCAGTATTAAAAATTAAATTAAATAAATCACTTGCTTTTCCACCATTACAAAAAGCAACTTCTCCAGCATATTTTACAAACATATATTTAACAAAAGCACTTTTTCCTACGTTTCCTTTACTTTCCCATCTCCAGATTACTTTTCTATCATCTGGTTCAGTTAAAAATAAACATTCTAATTCTGTTTGCCATTCATATAAATTTTCTATAACTTTTATAGGTTTTGGAGGAGCTTTAGGTTCAGGAAAGCCGAATTTTAGAGCCACATTATCTTTTTGACAATATTCAATACAAGCTTTCTCATTACGCACAGGTCTAAAACTTGCTCTTTCTAAGCCATTAAACTGATGTAGCTCTGTCATCCTTCGCTTTCTTTTTAAAGAAAGAAAGCCTTGGACGTGTGAAGTTCCACTATCTCCTATTTCTAATCCATAGACGGCCTTTTTAGCAATAATAGCTAAAGTCTGGTTCAACTGGCTCAATTCTTCTTCTGTGTAGTTATTTATGACAAAGTCATAGCGGTAAAGCTGGTGTTTATCAGGAGGGGGGGATGATTCATTATTACCATCCCCCCCTAAATCGCTTTGGCTCAATTGGCTCATTTTGTTTATATATTGGCTAAAGATATTTCTTTAAATTCTTTTCTTTAGCTATAATATAGAATGGCAAGACGTAAAAATTACGGTATTAAAAAGTTTGTAAAACGAGGTGTAAGGGCAGCAGGGAAATATTTAAAGAAACGATACGTTAGTAAAGGGAAAGGTCCTATGTATCAAAGAGTTAAGTATGCGAAACTCGCAAATGATGTGTATAGAATTCAACGTTCTCTCAATAGTGAGAGAAAGTATAAAGATAATTCTTGGTTTGGAGTAGATGTGGGAGCAGTAAATTACAATAGTGCTGGTTATCATCTTTATGATATAACAACTCAGCAAGCGCCTGTTCAGGGTGATGGATATAATGAAAGAGTAGGACGTCAAATTAAATTAACTGGTATGACAATTAATTATCAAACAACTCAAATGAGTGCTGCTACTCAAGCAAATTTAATTAAGGTAGAATTTTGGCAGATTTTAGGAGATAATGAAACTGTAGATAATACTCTTTTGTTAAAGATTTATGAAAATTCAACTATATCAACTGTCATAGATATGAATAGTAAGAGGAATCCCGATTATATGCACGCTTATAAATGTGTAGGTCGTAAGTATATAAAGATTGCCGCAGATAATTATAGCGGAATAAGTAATTATAATAACGGAGTATGGAATCTACGATTTAACAACAAATTAAAATTTGTGGATGATTCAACAACAGTAGCTACTGGACAAATCTTTATGGTAGTTTTTTGTAGAACAGGTAATGCTAATGTTTCTAATGCTTCGTCAGTATCTGGTAATCAATTTAACGCTGCAAATACAGGAGCTTCGATTCAAGTTTTTGGAAGACTCTGGTATAGTGATACGTAAATAACCACGTAGTGGCGCCTTCGGCGCCCCTTTAAAAAAAAAAAGATTAAAATGTATAGTGGCGGCTCCGCCGCCCCCCCCCC